ACCTGGAGAGGATGCCCTCCACCCTGACCTTATCTTTATGCTGTTCTAAGAGACCAGCTCGGGATAAGAGGGGCCCACCTAAGCGTTAGCTTTAGCTTAGGTCGCTGACCGATATAGCCAAGCGTTGAAAACGCTTGGGTTACCCTTGCAGGGGCTTCAGTAAAATACTGAAGAAGGCCAGCAATACTTCGTGGTGGGAGGCGAGGCGCCTTAACCGTAGGGTTAAGGCATCTCACTTCTTTGATCTGTAGATCTTGATTATATCTCGTACGAAACGCACGAGCGTCTTCAAGACCATCAAGATTCGACCACCCGAAGAGTCCGGATCTATGTTCGACGGTACGGATCGAGTCTCTGATCCTACCCGAGAGCGTCTTCCGCAAGTATTGTGCGACACGTATGTAACCTTTATCACAGAGGTTATGGTGCGTGTCGACAGCACTGGCGATAGATCCGGGCTTCGAGCCACATGGTACGTCAAGCACGTTTACGGTTGTGACATCACAACCCGCAAACGCGTCAACGCCGCAAGACTCTCTAAAATTACCATTGTAGAAAGTCTTGTGAACATTGACCTTGAGTTCCAAGGCATGGAGCGTACCAATGAGTAACCCAGTCGCTGTGCTTGGGACGACAATGTCGTCACCAAACACACGGACCTGGCCTTTGCAGTACTTGCGTATATTCTTCAGGGTGATCCTAGCGTTACACGCGCGAAGCGTGCAGGCTAGGGCGACACATAAGAAGAAAATACTCTGAACTGGAAAGGTCGTGGCGTTGCCCATTGTCGAGTACTTACGCAAAGGGAAGGCCCTCGGCGTACGCTTACACATATCTTGCTGAATCCAGAGAGATCTGGAAGCTTGCATGGCTTGCAAGAGCATGGGAGAATGCCGGAAAAGGCGTTCAACGTGCCAGCACGATATGCGATCGGACGCTTCCGACAAATCAATTGTCGAAAGAGACCCGTCAATAGATCCCTTTAGAGCGAGTTCACCATTAGGGCGCTGGTCATCGAAACTGATGAACGCACCGATAAGGGTAGAACTAGTCCGCTTGTAGAAGTAATCCCGTAACGCCTGTTGGCAGAACTGTAAGTACGTTGGCTCGCACGCGATTAAGCGTGGCGTAGTCAACGTCTTCGGTACTGCGCGCAAGCGCGCGGGAATTTCTGCGAGAAATTCTCCCAGAACACCTTCAGCAAGAGGATCGGTATCACAGCACGCGTAGTTCGCAACAGCGAAATCCGCGAACGGAAATACCGACTCTAAGCGATCAGGCCAGTGTTTGAAATCGTACTTGTACGATCCGAACGACTGGTCGGACACTGCTCCAGGGCCATGCCTAAGGCTCCACTCGGCCGGTACGAAAGTACCAAGCAGGCTTGAGACGATGTCAGCAACAAGCTGTACATCTATCAAGATGCTCCGGTGGTCCGATGGAAGATCAGGTAAGCTAGCTTTCGCAGGCTGATCGTTTGCAGCAACCATATCAGCAAAGCTGAGTGTGGAGGCCTTAAACGGATCGAACGCAAGATGGTCTGACCAAGTCAGGTCACCTAAGCGGACTATCTGATCAACACCATAGAAGGAGAGCGTCGCATTCGCTTTCGCGGAGTCGTCGCACTCAATACGCAACTTTCGACACATTCCAAGAATCTGTCGAATGTAACGTATCGCATTTACATCTGGTGCAGCCTTAAGCTCGCCAGAACGATCGAAGACGCGTAGGGTTAGTCCCCTCAGTAGACGTGGGATTACCCCCTTTCTCTTGTCTGGACCAAACTGGTTCAAACCAGAGATCGTGAGGCGCTTCTCATCCAAGCACTTATCGAAGTGCTTGCGATAAGATGGCATGGTATCAAGTGCAAACCTGATGCCATGACACTCGATCGCGGAACTTAGCCGAGAATAATCCCGACTAAACTCCTTGGCAAGGTCTGGGTACTCATTCGTGCAGTCGTCTAAGACAGCACGAAGGGCTCCTAAGATCACCGGGACGTAGCGTTTCATGTCTGCCATAAGATTCCTCCATGGTGGACATCTACGGCTCGACCCAGGCTGACGACAGTTGGATGAGAGTTACGACTCCCAGCCCAACAATTTTGCAGCAATCCCGCCGGCTTTGACCATGTAGAAGCTCATCGCTTCAGACAGGTCGATGATATCGGAGCTGATCCCATTCGGATCGCACCGAATAGTCAAGCTGACTTCCGATTGCGAAGCAGGGACAGTGGCAGTAGCCTTGACGTAACGTGTGAACGTCACAGTGTGACGATCAAACGCTTGCGTCCCAGCTTTGACATTGTCGCGCGAGTGCCGCACCTTAGCGCGGTACGTCACGCTGGTGTCGTCGAGAAAGTATTCCGACGAGTAACCATCCTGATTGATGAGAGGCAGTACCTTCGCGGTACCGCCAGACCCATCCAAAGTAATCGTCAACGTGTTGCCAAGCATGGTGATCTGATCCTTGGTGTGTTTGATATCAGCGCATGGTGCGCTGAGCAAACAACGCACCGAGGATAGACGCCTTAAACCCGTCCATAAAGGGCAGGTTGAACCCCGCCGCAACGCCATTAGACACAGTACGTGTCTTGATGACGTTACCGAATGCGCCTGCGACCTGCACATCATGCTCTTTCAGACCATGAGGTGAAGAAGGTCCTTTTGGGATGACATAGTATTCGACTTCAGACATGAAGCATCCCGCTCCATGTTGAGCCGGTACTGTATTACTATTGGCTAGTGTATACTTGCCAATATTCGTAAACCACCCTAGCAACCAGGTCCAGGGAATAACATCCCACGCACCTTTAGCCATACCTTCTACGGTAAGGCCAAAGATGAGCCTGCGAGCGAAGGCGGCTTGCGAGTCATCACCTGAGCTATATGGGGGAGGGGACGTGGGCTTCCAGTTGATGGTGGCCCAAGATTTCTTCCGTACGATTATATCGTACGGAACATCAAAGTAGCGATCGACGCCTGGTAGGCTAAATCGATAACTACCTGTCCGACTCTCATTATTGCTCGAGAACTGCAGGCGTCGTTTGATGCCCGTTGGGGAGTTGTAGAGATCGTTGAGCTCTTTGCACCGTTTCATGGTGCGCTCTTGGATCTGCATCAACTTCTGCAAGTCTTCTATCAGCGGGGCCCATCCGAACTGAGCACAAAGGTAGTGATTAGCCAATTCTTTGGCATTCATCAAGCTTTTGGGCTTGCGGATGAGTTGCCCTAACTGTTTGACTTGCTTGGGCAGATCGATAAGGTCCTGAGCCATGGTGGGTGGAGTGAAGACAGGCCGACTGGGATTCGTTCCAGCGACGAGGTCAAGCATCCAACCATTAGGCGCAGGCGTAGGCGTAGCATCTGATGCTGACGCCCACGTCTGAACAGGCCACTTATCGAACGTGTACTTCCACACGTCGTTACTCGTCTTCGTACTACCGGTTAAACTTAAACCAGGTCCGTAGAGCTGGTTTGAGGTAAGGCCGGATGGGACGACTGGTGAGCCGTGAGAGTCAGCTATTACCGATGACTTAGTTACAGTTATCGGAACGTCTGACGCCCACTTGCCATACAAGTACGTCGAATAAGACCCCGAAAGTGTAAGGGGTCTTGTACGCGAACGAATAACGCGTGCCATAAGTACCTCATTACGGCGGATAGGGATTAAGAACGGCTAAGTTCGGAGACGCCCAGTGGGC